ACTGGGAACCAGTCTTACATCTGGAATTGCCCCTTTCATGTCTAGGTATACGTCTGTTATAATTGCCCTGGACAAGGACGCAAGCTTGACCAGTCTCAACAAGTTTGCTCCCATGCTGTCCTGGTTTGTACCAACTCGTACCGTGCTGTTACAGCGCGACTTGAAACATTTTAACAAGGAAGATATATGTCAAATCCTGAGCTAGGTACTGCAATGCGGCCAGAGCTTCTGTCCCTCATGTTAAAGAGGGATTTCTGGAATGAATACAAATTTAAGATTGTCCCAGAGATGTTTCCAGGTATCCTTAGAAATATCTATAAGGTTGTTAGGGAGCATCACGACGAGGAAAATAGCACTGACCTTGACCCCACAAAACTCTGGGAGCTAGTTAAGATTAAGTTTCCGTCTATGCCTGAAACAAATAGACTCGATGTTTATGAGTTAACGCAACGACTTAAGGAGGTTGACTCCTGGGATAATCATTTTGCAGCTACTGTACTGGAGTCCATGTGGAAGCAAGAAGTTTTTCGACAGATTGCTGAGCAGGGCATCCTTGGGGCGGAGGGCAAGGTGTCCAGCCTAGAGGCTGTTAAGGATATTGTCGAGAAGCATTCCGATGGGTTTATTCCCAAGGATACTTTCGTTGAATGTACAATGGATTTAGAGGAGCTTATTGAAGCCGAGAAGAACATAAAGAAGTGGGAATTTAACCTCAAGACATTGAACGACAAGACAGGCAGCTTAAATCCTGGTCACTTTATGATGGTCATGGCTCGCCCTGACGCTGGCAAGACAAGCTTCTTAGCGAGTTTGGTATGTGGTCCCGGTGGATATCTAGAACAAGGTGCTAAGATTGACTGGTATGGTAATGAAGAACCAATTCGGCGTGTACGTTGGCGGTGTTTAAATGCTTTTACGGGCATGTCAAAAGCTGATTTGCTGGTTAACAGGAAGGCAGCAAATGATTTATGGAAGAGCGTAGATTCTCGCATCCATACCTTTGAGATTCCTGCAACAACCTCTGTGGAGTATATTGACGCAAGGGTTAGGGACCGCAAGCCTGACATTCTTATAGTAGATCAGGTGGACAAGCTCACTGTTCAGCCCCAGAGCCGTGAATTTGCCGGTGAAGTAGAGCGCATTCGTGCGTTATATGTCAAGTACCGTGAGATTGCCAAGAAATATAACTGTGTTGTTATAGGGGTGTGCCAAGCCTCCGCAGACGCCGAAGGACATCGTTATGTCACATATGACATGGCAGAAAACTCCAAGACAGGCAAGGCTGCTGAGTGTGACTTGTTCTTGGGTATTGGGAGGTCACCATTGAAGGTTGACGCGCTGGAAGTTGAAGAAGACTATAAAAGATATATTACAGCATCTAAGAATAAGCTTGACACAGGCTGGAAAGGTGCTATAGTATGTAACCTTAGACCAACAATTGCGAGGTATGAACCATGAGTTGTAAATTTGTAATCGGAAATGTCAACGACCCCGACAAGGGCGGAGATACATATCACCATAAAATTTTGCGGGACGGTACTCTAAGAACATATCCCAAACCACTTGGGGATGCTGTCTGGATTTATGTTGAGGGCGATAAACTTAATAACGCTCAGGCTTTTGCTCTGTTCTGTCTTATCATGGGTTCTCAATACACCCCTGATAATGGTCTTCAAGAACCTGTTATTGAGGGAGAGTTTACTAGTTGGGATGAAATTGTTAAGGGGGCGAAGAAATGAAAGTAGCGTTTATTACAGGTGTTTTTAGCAAAGTAGTTATGGAAGTAGCTGCCGAAAGAGATGTCCGCAGTCTAGTTGCTGATGCTTGTAAAGCAGGTCTTGTAACAAAGAAAAACGGCAAAATTCGGGTAACTCTCCCCCACCAAATCTTAAAGGTAAAAGTGTACAATGATTGATAAGGTAGTTGAGTGGTTGGATTGTAATATTCTTGCTATTACAATCTTCTTGATAATCTCCAGCGTTGTGGGATTGATGCTACGAGTAGTGCAGCCGGAAGATTGGCACGTTGCTCTTTACGCATATATTCCCCTGGTTGTTTATGTTGTTTTCCGACTGTTCGTATATCCGTGCATGAAATCTAAATGAGAATTGTCCTCGACGTTGAGAATACAGTAACGTACAGACATGTACTTCGAGAAAAGGGAGAAGAGAAGAAGCTCGACATCCTTCCTTTTTTCGGTACTAACAAGCTCATTTCTGTTGGCGTAAAGGACATTGATACTGGTGTAAAAGAATATTTATTCTTTAATCACAAGGACTTAACAGACCCGCTCATGGAGGTAGAATCCTCACAGCGCCTGCAGGAAATCCTTGACGAAACTACTTTGATGATTGGCCACAACATCAAGCACGATCTTATATGGATGCTTTCATGCGGATTTAAGATAAAGCTTCGCAACTATTGGGATACTATGGTTGTGGAGTATTTGCTTGCAAAGGCTGATCTCAATGCTCCTTTTGGGCTAGGTGCAATCGCTGAACGATTTGACTTACCCCGTAAGAAAACTGGGTTGATTCATTCTTTTGAGGAAGATAAGCTACCGCCCCCAGAAGTGTTTCAGGAGTACGGCGAAGGAGACTTAGACACTACACATGCGCTGTTTGAACATCAAAGCTTGCGTCTTTTAGAGAAGAAAAATAGGTCGCTGGCACCTACAGTAACTCTTATGAACGAGTTCATGTGGGTACTTACAAAGTGGCAGTACAATGGTATTAAGATTGATGTGGAGGCTCTCAAAGAGGTTCGCAAGGAATACGTTGCTGAGCGCGATGCTCTCCGAAAGAAACTTCAAAAGATAGCCCAGGAAGCCATGGGAGATACGCCTATAAACTTGGCATCTCCCGATGATCGTAGTTTGCTTTTGTATAGCCGTAGAGTCACTGACAAGAAGGAGTGGAAACGTGTATTCAATGTTGGAACAGACGACGGTGGCAAAAAGAAACGTAGGCCACGCATGTCTAACTCGGAATTTAAACAGAACGTCCGTAACCTTACGGAAGTGGTTAAAAAGACCAGGGCTTCACAATGTAAAGAATGCCAAGGTAAGGGTCGCGTATTCGCGCTCAAAAAGGACAACACTGTTGGAAAAGCCAAGCGCATATGTAAGTCTTGTGGTGGTTCGGGTGTTATTTATACTTCACTTAGCGAGGTGGCGGGATTTAAACTGCTACCCGAAGGTGTTAAGGACGTTGCAGCAGCAGGCTTTGAAACTAGCAAGGGAAAGCTCGCGTATTTCGCCAAGAGAGCGACTGATGATAAGGCAATTGAATTTCTAAATGGTATGCAAAGGTTGAATGCCATCAATGTATACATTAGTACATTTTGTGACGGTATTCTTAATAATGTAACTAAGAGAAACATCCTACATACCAATTTTAACCAAACCATTACAGCTACTGGTCGCTTATCCAGTTCTGATCCCAACTTCCAGAATCAGCCAAGAGGTAATACTTTTCCTGTTCGCAGGGCTGTTATATCTAGATTTGCAGGTGGCTTGATTTGCGATGCCGATTATGGGCAGTTAGAATTTCGTGTTGCTGCTGCATTGTCAGGTTGTGAAGTAGCTCTGCAGGATATTTTAGCTAAAGTTGATGTACACGCTAGAACTAGAGACATTCTTGTAAAAGCCGGTAAGATTGTTGACCGACAGGGTGCCAAGTCTGATACTTTTAAACCTCTTTACGGAGGAGAGTTTGGAACCGAAGCGGAGATGGAGTACTATAAGTGGTTTGCAGCCAGATACCCTGGCATCGCTGCATGGCAAAACAAATGTGGGGATGAAGTTATTGCTGTGGGTTATCTTACTCTGCCGTCTGGCCGACAGTACACCTGGAAGAAAGTATACAGGGATGCCAAGGGTCGTGTACAGCCCAGGACACAGATTGTCAATTACCCTGTACAGGGCTTTGCTACAGGCGATATAGTGCCAATGGCTTGCGTTCTGTACGACCGAGAGATAGAGGCTAGAAATTTAAAATCTTTACCTTTCTTAACAGTACATGACAGTATAACAACCGATGTACACCCTGATGAAAAAGATATAATTCCTACTTTAAAGGCGGATTGTTTGCTGGCTGTTAAGCAGGAGATGTTAAGACTTTACAACTATAACTTTAATGTCCCCCTGTCTGTGGATGTTAAGATGGGAGAAAATTGGCTTGATGCTAAAGAAGTGTTGACAAAAGAACATATCTATGATAAAACAGTTCGTTCTGATACAAATGTAGATGAATTTCATGATGATCCGTTAGATGATATAGGGAGATAAGATGACTGGTACTGAAGTAGCGACAATGGAAATGGATGATGAAACCCGACGCCGTATTCTTGCGATGTCTGGACAGGTAATTAGCGGGAGTAAAAATTACATCCCCAAGGTTAAGGTTAACAAGGTCGTAGAAGACCGAGAGACGGGCAAAGATTTGCCGGTGGGCGTCGTTGCCTTTAACTCAAAAAAGCATGACAAGTGGGTTTATGCTAAGCGCAAGACCCCAGTTAAGTTTGTGCCCTTTGTGCATAAGATGCGCTATATTGCGTATGACGCCAAAGCAGAGAAAACGGTAGGCCGTTCTATTCTGTTCAGTGATTGGGGTGAAGAAATTCTTGCGAGCAATGGTAAGTTGAAAGCAGGTAAGGGCAATTCTCCTGAGCATATTCAGGTCAAATGCAAGCACTGTACTTATGGCTTGATTAGCTTTTCAGGTGTTGATGCAGAAGGCAATGAGGTAGAGGTCGATAATGAGCCTGTACTCTTCCAGACTGGAGGTAAAGCTTTCATCGAGTTTGGTGATATGATGAAGGAGATGCGGGGTAAAATCCTGGCTCAGTATGAGATGGATGTGGAAGTGGTTTCTCGGGGCGAAGGCATCTATACAATTGAACTGACCTTCAAAGACCTGACTAACCAGTTGCCGTTTACCCCTGCTGCCATGGAAGCTCTGGAACAGTTTTCTGCATTTATCTCTGCGGAAAATGAAATGATTGAGAAGCAGCATAATCGCATTGTCCATAAGCAAGAGCCAGAGTCTGATGGGGATGTTGTAGATTCCGATGATGACGACGATCTTGCAGATGACTTTGAGGATGCTGAGTACGAAGAAGTAGCTGAATAATGGATGCCCAGGTAATCAAGGCTAAAATAACACACTACCTCCAGGAGGCCAATGAAGGGTCTCCTGGTATGGCAGAGGATATTATTGAGGCTGCTGGCGAGCGTTTTAAAGAAGTCCTAAGTCGTGCTTTTAATAAAGATAGGCGCAACTTTAGGGTTTCCATGTCAAACGCTGGGCGGCCAGCTTGCCAGCTAGTTATGGAGCGTGATGGCGTTCAGGCGGAAGCTAAGGAAGCAGGCTTCCGAATGAAGATGCTCATTGGTGATGCTGTAGAAATTATTCTCCGGGCTGTCATGGAGGCTTCTGGAATTAATATCCAGGAGAGCAATAAGAAAGTCGAACTGAAGCTCGATGAATACATTACAGTCTTGGGTGAGCTTGACTGGAAGATCGACGGTGAGGTATGGGATGGTAAATCCTCTTCCAAGTGGGCCTTCGAAAACAAGTGGAGAAGTGGCTTTGACTACATTGAGAAGCATGATGATTTTGGCTACTGTGCTCAGCTATATGGCTATGCAGAGGCTGAAGATGCGAAGGCAGGTGGATGGATCGTCGTTAACAAAGAGACAGGAGAGCTTGATGTCGTTCCG